GTCCCAACATGACGCGGACTGAACGTATGGATAAAGCCGCAGAAATGGCGATCTACGAAGCACAAGAGACAAACGGCGGCTCGTTCTTGGAGACTGCGCCCCCTATCGCACGTGAAGGTCTCGGTCGTGTGGCCTTTATGTATAAGAGCTACGGCCTGCAGATGTATTACAGTATGCTCAAAGCTGCTAAGACTGCGTTCGACTCCGACAAGGGTAAGTTGTTTGGTCCAGAGGGTTCACCGGAACGTAAGGCTGCTTGGAAACAACTTATCGGCCTACACGGTACAGCGTTGTTCTTTGCGGGTATCCAAGGTGTACCTCTTTACGGCGCGGTGCAGTTGGTAGCAGACTTGTTCTTCTTGGACGACGAAGAGGACGACTTCGACACCATCGTGCGCAAGTATGTAGGTGAGGGATGGTACAAAGGTGCTATCACGAACTTCTCAGGTATCGACGTCGCTGGTCGTACTGCGCTTACAGGTCTGTTGATCCAAGAAAACCGCTACAACAACGACCCATCACTCGAGGAAAACCTTGGGCACTACTTGGGTGGTCCCGCTCTCAGCGTGGCTAAACGTCTGGGTCGTGGTGTGAGTGACCTTGCAAGTGGTGAGACTCAACGAGGCATTGAGAACATGATGCCTGTCGCTATTGCCAACGCATACAAGGGTACGTTCGGTCGGTACGCAGATCAGGGCGGTGCGTTTACTCGTCGGGGTGACCCGATATATGACGATATGACCGCGGGTGAAATGGCTTCTCAGGTGCTGGGTTTCCCACCCACAGAGTACACGTTCCGCCAAGAGCAGAACATGATTAGTAAACGTATCGACATATCAGTTGGTAAAAAGCGTTCGGGCCTGCACAAGAAGTATTATGTGGCCATGCGCTTGGGTGACTTCGATGCAGCAGACTCGGTATTCGATGAGATCATGAAGTTCAACGAACGGCATCCCGAGGCGGCAATCACACCTAATTCGATCGAGAGGTCAATGAACCAACACGCTAAAACATCCACTGAGATGTATAACGGTGTAACTCTCAGCCCGTTGTATCGTAGAACCCTCGAGCAGCTGCGCTCCGAGTACAGCCAATAAAAAACCCCCGCTTTTTACGGCGGGGGAGTTCAGGGAGGAGAACGACAACAGGGAGGAGTTATCGTCTGTGTGCGATGTTATCACACTGTCCGCCAAATGCGAACCCCAAACATGTCGTTCTCTATTCTGACGCGTATTTCGAACGTCCAACCCTTCATTTCAGCAATTTTATTAGCCTGCTTCTTGGCTTTGTCAGTGTCGACGCAGGGGATAAACACGGACGCCCCCACTGCCATACCATCCCATTCCACGATAACCTTGATCTTATCGGGGTTGAGGTCGTCAGTCTTCATCGGTTTCTGATACATCCTCGTCGAGCCCCTCTAGTTTTACTGCGATAGTCCACGCGGATGGTAGGTTGAAGTTAGTACCCTTGCAGAGCCGCTTCTTGACTTTCTTGGCCCCCATCTGTTGCGTCAACCCATCCACTGTGCTGATGAAGTCGATGTGCTGCTCACCAAGCCACTGCTTGAACGGCTTTTGCACAATGTAGAGCATGGACGTGTCAGGTTCGTACCTAGCTATGATTGCGTTGCGGGGCGACTGTTCTGGGATAACAAGCGGTGCGACCCCGTCAGCCACAGCGGCGGTAGCTGTGCTCTTAATCTTCAGCACGTTACTCCAGTTTTCTGACATGTAATCTGTGATGAGCGTCTGCACGGTTGCTGTACTGTCATCCACAAAAGACTTCACACGGATGAGTGTGGCGACGACCCAGTCAAACAACTTCTTCAGGTCGTAGTTGATGAGGCCCATGTGCTTGGCCACGTATGCACCAGTAAGAATAGCAGCGCAGCCCCCTGCCCAGAAGCGGTTGACACTGGTAAGCCCTGCGCGTTTCTCGAGGTTCTCTTTGATCTTCGCAAACTTCTGATAGATGCTCGCGCGGTTGTTGATGACGTACTGCACGTACTCCTCGGCGAAGTGGCCGTAGTTGAGCTGCACGTCTTTGAACTGCGCTGCCCCTACAGTAGGGTCCACGTGAACCCGTGGCATGTCATCCACCCGTAACTCGAGCAGTCGCTGCATCTCGGCTTTGACGTCACCCTTGGCCATAGCCATCTGCGCATACAGACTTACGTTACCCGTAGAGAACGCCAGTAGACGCCAAGGCTTACCACGGACACGTTCTAGGTTGCCCCCGCCAGTCATACGGTTCTTCTGCTTGCCTTCAGATAGCTGGTAGGCGTAGTCGGACGCCACAGCGCCACGCATGTTTGTCATCTCGTCTGTGTTCAATAGCAGGTTGTGCATGAGTTCTGCGCGGTTCCAACGAGCGTTCTCGGTGTCTTTCTTCATGCTGGTCGTGCCTGCGGGATCACCCCAGATAGAGGACGCTGCGAACATGGCGGTTGTCTTACCACCCCCTGTGTGCCCAAACAGGTGCACACCCAAACTGTACAAACCTGTGAATGGCATGAGGATTGTGCCGAACCCGCCGCATACAACGAACTGGTGCATCTCCATACCTTCTTGGTCGTAGAAGTCGAGTATCTCTTGGCTACGCTCACGCGTCCCCTTAATAACAAACGCCTTGGACGACTGTATCGTTTTACCCGACGGAGGGTTGTACTCCACACCCGTGGCAGTAATCAGTCGGTCGCCTAGCACGAACTCCTGCATCTCGGTGTCGTCAGTCCACCCGAACTGCTGGTGCGCGGTGCTCGCGGTTACAGTCTGTTGTAGTTCATTGATCCATGCTGTTGTGTATCTCATTAGTCTATCCAAGTCTGCGCCAAGCGCGGTTATACCCTGTGCGGCCATGTGCTTGCGGAACTCTTCTTTCGAAGTGATCGAGGTCAAAGGTACGGTGAACTCACGTACCCCGTCTCTTGGCAAGTGAAGGGCAAATGCCACCACCTCACCCAACTCCGCATCGTGGAGCCTGCGTGTAACGTAGAAGTCGTAGTGATATATGCACTGCTCGTCAGGGTTGCCGTCTTCGTCCTTGATGCGTATATACACCCCACCGTTCTGTCCGCGGAAATACGGGTTGGGGAATTTAGGTATCTCGTACGTCTTCACGCCGGACGCAGCAGGTGCTTCAACGACATTGTCCTCGGGTGCAGCCTCGGCGACTTCCTTGGTCAACATCGCAGGTGTTGATATTTTACCCTTGTTCGGACAGTCAGCGCACCCCGCAGGGTTATGCAATTCAAACGTATTGCAGAAGTGTGGCCCACCAGTGTCGTGCATCTTACGTATGGTGGCGTCTACCCTGTAGTCTGGGTGTTTGTGAGACATCAGATGTGCGGCCTTCTCCCCATCTTCGCACACGTTGGCAATAGATAGACCAGACCGCCACAGGTCATGCGCTACTGTCTCTTGGTTCTCGATGATGTATTTTATCTGGCCACAACCCGTACCGTTTTGCGTACGCATCAGTAGTCGCTTAAAGCTACCACGCTGGTTCTGCTGCATGGCATCTCGGAACGCGCTCACTGCCCCTGCGGGTTTGTATTTGTGGGGGACTGCTAGTGGGTCGTTACCGATCAGCTCAGAAAACTCATCGAAGTCCACAACCTGCGGTGCCTCTAGCCCGAAGAACGTAACCGGTGCAGGTGGGTTGCTTTTGTGGTTGTGTGTATTGGGTACACGGAGAACACGTGCCACATCGGACGTCACAGCAGGGTCAGCCTCGAACCCATCAGCAGCACATAAGTTCTTTAGGCGCTCGGCTACAGGCCACCAGTCATCGCGGCATACAGCTTGAGACAAAATCCAGTACACGTGCACACCACGCCCTGAATTGACCAGCGTGGGTTTGGGTAGCCGGTGACGTTTACAAAACGTGCGTAGGGCAGCGATAGCAGCTTTCTGGTTGGGGAACTCTTTGCTAGGTCCGCAGTCCAAGTCCAGAAAGAAAGATTTGAGGTGGGTTACGTTGTCGGCCTTGCGGGAGCCTGCATCCTCAAGCACACCTAGTGCGAAGTATGCGTCATACCCGTTAGCGTCGAAGTCGTTTGCTGCGTCTATTACCTCGTTGACAGAGGTGTAAAACTTCTGCCTGAGGGCACCGTCTTTCGCAGCAAACACACAGTAATGTCCGTCATGCCCTAGTATAAGGTCTAAAAATCGTTTGGTTTCCATGTGCGCCACTCACTTTAGTAGGGTTAATCACGGCCACCGAAGCAGCCGTGATATGTTTCTGTTTAGTCGTCCCATGCGTCTAGGACGGAGTCGAGGTCGTCGGCAGAGGATGGCGCAGGTGCCGCTTTACTAGCGGTTCTCTTTACCGGCGCTTCTTCTTCCTCAAACCCGTCGTCATCGGCTACATCGGCCAACACATTGTTGCTCTTGGCTGGTGCGGAGTTTGACCCTGCGAACGGGTTGGCATCACCGCCTGCAACAAAACCACCTTCGACAGCGCCGAATGGGTTGCGAGCCTCCATAGGAACGTACTTGATAACTTGCACAGCTTTCAAGCGCAACGACACGCTTTGCTTCCCGCCGAAGTCGTACGGGATCATCTGCACGGCTACGTTAACTGTACTACCTGTAGTCAACTGGAAGTCATCAGGGAGTGGCGTACCCTGCGAATCCACCTGCAATGGTTTAGCTGTGGCCTCGCCTTTGTAGGCACCCTTCAAGTTAGCCTTGTGGGTGTATGTACCGTTATCGTCTTTCACGAACGGGTTAGCCAGTTTCTCAGCCCACTTGGGCTCTTTGTTGGCGTCATACGCTGACTTCATCTCCGTGAACAAAGCCTTAGCTGTGGCACTGTCCATGCGGAACTGAATTGAGAACTCGGCGTTCTGCTCTCGTGGGTCGCAAGGCATACTGCGCTTCTTGTTCTGATCGAAGGCGTATGTGCGGTCCACTTTGGGCCAGAGTGCTTCTACGTTCTCGATGATATATGTTTCGGCCATGTTGTCGTTCTCCTATATTAAACGTCTTGGTCAGTGTCGAAGTTCATTTCGATCTGACGGTCATCTGCTACCACCACTTCGGGGGCTTCATCCACATCCTGCATGGCTTTAGTCAAAGCGTCTGAGACTGCGGTCTTGTTGAACCGGTAGGTGTTACCGATCTTGATGTACGTGGCCTTGGGGATATGCCCCTGCCGTACCCACGCACGGATAGTTGAGATTGACACCGCGAAGTGCTTTGCCAAGTCTTCTATCTGGACAAAAGGTTCTGTCATTATTTCTTCCTCACAGAGATTACGTATTCAGTGTCGATGTTCAGACCTTTGGGCATGACATCGGGGTTTTCCTCCAAGTACTGTTTGACATTGGTCTGGTTCAAACGACGGTCTAGGAACTCGGGCATGTCATGTTCTTTGATGAACGAGTACATAGAGTCCCAATCTCCAGTCCAATATTTCGTTTTAGTAGACCTGAAAAACAGACCCTCGGTGGTGCGGACGCTTTCGACATTGTGAGAGTCACAGTAGTCTAGTAGCGCACGTTTCAGGATTTCCTGTTGGCGTACCAACTCTCCATCTTTCTCCTTGAAGTCCGCCGACAACGCTGCTCTTTCCGCCCTGATCTTGATGTAGGCTTTGGTCAGCTTGTCCGGCGAGACGTTGGATGTATCATCCATTTCGCTCTCCTTAACTGGTTAGAATTACACTCTAGTGGTGTATGGTGTGTTAGTCAAGTAATTCTTTGTAGAGATCAATCATCTTTGTGTGGACGTTGATTCTGTTATCTAACAGTGAGTAAATACGCTTCTCCGCAGGGGAACCTTGCAGCTGCACAACGGTACATGGGTGCTTCTGACCTGACCGATGAACACGGGCGTTTGCCTGTGCGTATGTTTCCAAAGAAGACGTTGGCCCCCACCACACTACCGTGTTGGCTGCTGTTAACGTGACACCGTGTGCAGCGGACTGCGGTTGGATTACCAGCACCTTGGGGTCGTCTGCGGTTTGGAACCGTTTGAATATATCTGTGCGCTTGGACACCGGTACATCGCCACGTATGACCTCAGCTGTCACCCCGTCCTTACGGAGTTTATCCACCAGTATGTCGATCGTATGTGTGAACGGTACGAACACCAGAACTTTCTGGCTACTCTCGTCAATGACTTCCTTCAGCACTTTGTAGCGGTGCTTGATGTCAAACTCGAGTGTGTCCCCATCGTCAGTATACACAGCGCCAGCGGAGATTTGCAGCAGCTTGTTGATGATGACCGCAGAGTTCACGGCAGACACTTCGTCTTCGCCGATAGTCATGGTGTGGTTCTTCTTGAGCTTGTCGTAATACACCTGTTGTTGGCGTGTGAGTTCCACCTTTCGCTTGACGTAAGTCATCTCGGGCAGGTCAAGACATTCTTCTTTGGTAAAGCGAATAGCTGGCTGTAACACCTTAAACACAAGGTCAGACGCCTCGGGTTTTACTATCCATCTGAACTGCGTGACCTTGCGCATGACCATGTCTCGGAACGAACCAAAGAACCTTGGCACTGAGTTGGGGTTGACTAACTTAGCTAACCCGTAAGCATCGAGCGGCGACTGCGCAGCGGGAGTACCCGTCATCATCCACAGCCACGTGTCGTCGTTCACCAACTTATTCATGGTCTTCCAACGCTTCGACTGCGCGTTCTTGTAGTGTGTGGCTTCATCCACGATGATTAGGTCGAACCCACCGTTCATGATCTCATCGAACACGATCTCGATACCGTCGTAGTTGATGATGGCAAAATCAGCGCCTTGGTCGATCAACTTTTTACGTTTCTTCGGCGTACCATGTATGATGTCCACACTACGGTGCGGCGCAAAGGTGAACAGGTCTTCACGCCATGCAGAGTCCATGATCGACAGGGGGCACACAACCAACACTCGGTTGATCTTGCCTTGTTTCATCAGGTAGTCCGCGGCCCAGATAGCACTTGCTGTCTTGCCTGTGCCCTGCTCGTTGAAACAGAAAGCCTTTTGGTTCATGGTGAAGAACGAGGCTGTCTTCTTCTGGTGCGCAAACGGATCATACTTGCCCGTCCACGAATACCTATCCTGTATTGGTGATGGGGCGTTCAGGTTGAGGTTGCGTAGGCTGTGTACTTCGTCGATACCCCAGTTCACTAGCACTTCGTTGCCACTCATCACCCTGCTTTTGGGGATGACTTCAGTGACACGTTTTGGATTGCGTAGCTTCAGAAGCAACGCCTTACCGCCGATGATCTTCATGTCGTTCTCCTTTTAGGGTATCCCCTAAATCACGCTTTCTTCTTGTAGTTACGTGCGCGGTTCTTGCTCGAACTCTCTATCGTGTAACCATCTTTGTTGCTGCCACCTTTGGACAGGGCTTTCTTGTGGCTGACGTCTTTACCTTCGCGCTTGTCAGCTTTGCCGTTCTTGTTCTTATCAACACCGTCCTTATCCACGGCACGTCGAGCACGTTGGCGCTCCATACGGGCTTCAAAGGCTTTACTCCCAACAGGTTTGTTGGTCTGTTTCTTGCGGTCTGCGGGGTTTTTATATGGCATCAGTTTGCTCCGTTATGTACGCACTCAATGATCGGACAGTGGCGGCGACATAACCCGTTAGGTTTAGCGTTCCACATATCTTCTTCTGCTGCGGTCTCCATCTGCTTGTACTTGGCCAACCACTTCTCCCACAGCTTGGGCTTATCATACTCCGTATAGGTGTCTTTCACCAAGTCATTGCTAATCACGAACACCAAGCCTGCACGTACGGTCTTTACCTGTGGGTAGTGCTTGAACACGGACATCGCCATGAGTTCCAGCTGCCCCTTGTCGGCATACTTTGAGGACTTGCCCGTCTTGTAGTCGATCACCCATGCAAGATCACCGTCGAGGATGATGAGGTCAGCTACCCCACGGAACCACACGTTGGGGTCAAAGAACCCGCACGGCTCTAGGTCTTCTGTGATACCCAGCTTGAGTTCGCACAGCTTGTCGCCCTTCTTGTTCTTGAGAGAGTCGAGCATCTTCTGCGCAAAGGAGAACTTTCCGGGTAGCGGTACGTCCTTCCCTATATAATCTTCTGCTGCGGTGTGGAACGCCGTGCCGTACATCGTAGCCTCGGTCTCCTTGAAGGGAACCTCCTTGAGAATCTTATCGTGATAGAACTGTTTGGGGCACTGCTCAAACGCTTTGATCTTACTGTAAGACCATGGCCATACTTTCGTTGTCATCCTGCATCTCCGTATGATTTGCCTGTGCCACTCTCACAGGTGATTGGTAACCCCTTGGCCCAGTCGGGTGTCTGTCGCATACATTCTTCCATGTACGCCTGTGCTTCAGCCAACTCTTCGTCGGGCACACAAGTGATAATGGAGTCATGTACTGTTAGCACAGCTTTGTATCTCTTGGCAAGTAATATCATCTGGTGCCCTATGATGCAGCGCGCAATAGCCTGACACACATTCTCTACAACCTTGCCGCCGTATATACGGTTCGGCCCTTTGCGGGTGCGGTATGTGTATTCATAGCCAAACTCTGACTTCTCCCCAACAAGCCCGTGGTAAAACATGGGCAGGCCCGATGGCAGGATGATCGCGTTCTTCTGTGCGTCTACTTGCAAGACACCCTCGCGACCAAACTGTAAGGTGTCACCACGTGCCATGTACTGCACCATGTTGTTGGCGTCCCTCCATAGTTGGCTGATTGCCCCGTTGGTGCTGCGGTAGATGTCGATGATCCGCCGCGCTTCTTCGAGTTCGATATACACACCCATACCCTGTAGCTGCATCTGGAACTTGGGTGCACCCATGCCGTAGCCTGCGCCTAGAATCGTAGTCTTACCCACAAACCGTTGATCCTTGGTCACGTCTGCTACGTCCACGTTATAGATACTCGACGCCATGTATTTGTAGACGTCCTCTCCGTCAGTGAACTGTTGTGTCAGATCGTTCTGCCCTGCAAGCCAAGCGAGCACCCGTGCCTCAATCTGTGAGGAGTCGCAGTCGATAAGCGAGTGACCCTCTGGTGCAATGATGCTACTCTTTAACTTCTTACCGTTCGGTCCGCGGCTTGGCAGGTTCTGTAGGTTGATCTTGTCGTCACCACCCCACCGACCAGTGTGCGCTGCGTAATACCTTACTGGTACGGGTAGAAGCCCACGTTTGGATATGTCGATGAACCGCTGCGTCCGCGTTTCTTCAAGTGTAGATTTGGTGCCGAGCCTCGCTGATACCAGTGCCTGAACCTGATCGTTCTCATGTTCTAACAGCTGCTTGAACGCCTCGTCGTTCTTGGCAAAGGCGAAGGTCTCTTTACCTGTGGTGGGGCTCACCTTCATCGGCGGTTCTACGCCTAGATCAGACAGCAGCTCTGCGAACTTGGGGTTGGACATAAGTTCTTTCTTGTCCGTGATACCCGCATCGCGCATCAGCTTGTCCTTGCGCTCTTTGATGTCTTCGAGGTGCGACTCCAGCAGTCCTGTATCGAGGTCCAATGTAGGTTCTGTAAACATCCGCAGGGTGAGATCAATCAGTCGAAGTTCCTGTTTTGGGAACCCCTTGGCCATAAGAGAGAACAGCTTGTATGTGAGTTCCACATCATTGATGCAGTAATCCCCGTACCGCTCTAGTTCTTCTGGTCCAAAATCTCTCCGTCGTTTTCCGAGGGCGTCGAGTACCTCTGTGCCTTTAACGCCGATATTGTACCTTTCAGATAAGGCAGCGAGGCTTGCGCGAGCTTCAGTCCCATGTAGGGCACGAGCGATGCAAAGAGTATCGGTATACATCCGAGGACGAATACCAAAACGCCAGTTAAGAATGGCACCATCAAACATAGTGTTATGACAAAGTACCATAGAGTCTTCCCAAGGGAGCGCCTTGAGATAATTTTTTGTCTGTTCATGTGTTCCACTGGCCCACTCCGTCTCTCCATTGTTTAGTTTCACACTCACGCCGATCACCTCAAAGCGAGGATCACGGACGTAAGATTCTGTTGTCATTTTGCGCAGGGAGTAGTCCCTGTCGTAGTAGGTCTCAAAGTCCAAGGTTATCAGGTTCATTTCAAAACCTCGTGCACTTCGACCCCCGCTTCGATGAACTGGTCGATGCTGAGGGCTAGGTTGTCCTTCCAACGCATTAAGAACTCACGTGACGGGTGGGGCCATATAACATGTTTTATCCCGGACTGAATGATAAGTGCCGCGCAGTTGGCACAGCAGGGGTGCGTTACCACCAAGGTGCATCCGTCCAGTGGAGTGGT